GTAGCATCACCAGCAAATATAGATACAACTCCACTATCAGACTTAAAAGCTCTAGCACCTTGCGTTCTTGTATCAGTTGCGTTACTAGAAGTAACAGATATATTTTTAAATGGTCTATAACTATTTACAGCAGGAAATACATTCTTAGCTTGTGTAGAGCCAGGGTTCATATGATCTGGTAAATCAGGTAGCCATTCTCCAAAAGGTAATTGCATTATTTTACGTTATCAAAATTGTTAATATTAATACCTGATCTTTGTATCAATGGTGTACCATTATATTTATCTAGATCATCTGCATCTTCAACTTGTTTAATAGCACCTTCATATTGTGCTTTAAATTGTGCAACAGATTGTTGATCCATACCTCGTAAGAATGTAGAGGCAAAATATAATGCACCATATAGGTAAACATCAGGATGATTAGTTAGTATATGATTAGTAGTTGTAGAACTATCTATAGCATCAAATGCTTTATAAAAAGTTAATCTTGCTGTAACCGCAGTACCAGGTATAGGTTGAAATCTAAAGTTAGTTCCTTCAATACTATATGTTCTAGGTGTACCAGTTGTATCATTAGCAGATAAACTTGCTTGATGAAATGGACTAAGTAATTCTAATGTTCTATCAGGAGTTGTACTTGTTAAAACAAAACTTCTAACTTGTAAGAAACCAGTAGGTAATGCTTCTGTTTCTGCATCAATAGTAAAAGTTGTATCAACAGTTTCCATAGATCTTATTCTTAATCTACGATTAAAGTCTGCTTCAGTTAAATCTATAAAGTCATCTATCTCTGAAGTTAAATCATCACGTGCTAAGAAATTAGCAATAGCTGTTTTTAAGTTAGCATAATTATTTAAAGCCATTATAACCTCTTGCTTCCTACTCTAAAGTTTTGAAATTCATTACTGTTAACCATCTTTTTAATAATTTCTTTCTTAACACTTTTGTGTAAAGAATACCAATTAGAATGACCAAACAGTTCTTTTGTTTTAATTTGTAATGCAATCAAAGGTATCTGAGCTATTCTTTGTAACTCACCTTTTTGTTCATTAGCTCTATGATTACGAGCTACTTTATTATCTTCTAGTATAGGATTAGTATCTTGTTGTTTTCTTACTACAAGTTTTCTACTAGCTCTATCTATATGTATATCTTGATTAGGATTATATATATCTTGCATACTACAGTTCTGTTGTATCTACTGCATAAGCATCTACTAATACTCTCCATCCATAAGTGTCAGACATAAACACAAGTCCAATACCTGTATTCTCTGTAGTCAAAGTAAGGTCAGCAGTTAATCCTTGTATCTTTTTACCGTTTCTACCAACTGTTAAGTTAGCACTATCAAAGTTTGCAGCACTATCTAATATGTGTATTTCATCACCTACAGCAGGACTACTTGGTAAAGTAATTGTAAATGCAGCTGTAGTTGCAGTATCAGCCAATAGTCTATCACCAGCTACTGCTGTGTATGCAGAAGTTTTTACAGTCCATCTTTTTAATGCACCATTGATTGCTTCAGTAGTTGTAATAGTATCTACAAATGTATCTTTAAATCTTAAAGAGGTTGTACCTAAGTCTACATCTGAATCTGTTTCTGGTGCAAATACACCATCAGCTAAAGTTGCTTGTACAGTACCTGCACATCTTAGACTAAATTTATCAGCACTATGATCATAAAAAATCTCACCAGAGTTAATTGCTGAGTTATCACCAAATTGTATAATACCTATGTTATTTAAATTACCTGAAATAAAAATGCCTGGTCTTGTATCATCTTCAACATATATTGGTGCTAGTGAACTTTGTGTTGAATGATTTACCGCATCTCTTACTACGTGTAATTTTGCAAGTGGTGTGCTTTCGTTAACACCTATGCTTACAGGTATTCCTTTAAATATATTTTCTAAAGTTACTTTTTTAGTGGCAGTTGCACTTGTATCTACTATAGCTAATACATCATCTGATGCATTACTTTCCAATGCTGTCAATGCACTAATCTTACTATCAGCCATTTTTAATCCTCTTTCTAAATACTTTTGTTCTTTGTTTGTTCTTGGTTTGTTGTTTAGAGCTATGCTCTTTTTCTTTTAATAATTTTACAAGTTCTTCAAATGTCATTTGCCTTGACCAATGTACTTTTTAAAACTTCTTCTTTTATGTTTATTCTTAGGTCTTGATCTAACACTATGACCTATAGAAGTTCTTTTCTTAACGCCTGCTGTGTGTTCTTGATAAGCCTTTGCTTTCTTCATTAATTCTGAATAGCAGGAGCTGTTTGATATGCAACACCTACACCATCTTCACGTATAATGTTATCACCTGTTTCTAATAATAGGTATGTTAAATCTTCTAGATTCAAAGCATCATTAGGTACATCTGTCCTACGATTACGGTATCTATCCTGACTTCTTAATGATACAAATGGTGGTCTCATTATTGACTAAGTTCTGTTACTCTTGCAGTTCCAGTTGTAGAACCTACTCTTATAAATGCTACTTTATCAGAACCTGCACATCTAAAATATTCAACAGTAAATGCTGGTAAAATAAATGATGCTGAACTAGCGGTGGGTGCAGAAGATATTGCTACATAAGCATCTACACTACTAACTATTCTAATATCTCTTGTTTGTGCATCAACTGCATTAGATGCAGCGGATGAAGAACCTACAGCTACAGTTTGTGTAGCACCTGGTTTAAATGTTGTTGGAGCTTTCATATGTTTTCCTTAAATAAAAGGAGGGGAGCCGAAGCTCCCCCACCTAATTAGTATTATTGGTTGATGTCCAAAATGATACCGTGTGCGGCTTCATTTCTAACTTCAAGTGTCCATTCAACTAAGAGTTGTTTTTTCTCCGAATCACCTGTCTTAGCAAGGTCATTCACTTGGAAATCTCTTAGGTAGGCAGCACCTAACATATCAGACTGTATTAAGAAACATTCTTTTCCGTTACTTGTTGCCATAACTCTGTTTGGTACAACTTGTAAATCACCGAAATCTGATGCGTAAACATCAATCGCAGCAAATTCAGTTCTTGATTCAGCTGGGCCAAATCTAGTTGTGTTTGCATTGAATCCAGAGATTACTTGTTTTACTGATGGTGGAACTACCAGCATATCAAGATCGCCACCAGAAGAATATACTTCTTTGATAACAGTCTTTAATATTGCTTCAGTAAGGTCTCTGTCTGTTCCAGAAGTTGGAGCAGCAGTTAAGCCAGTTGAAGCGTTAAAGCCAGTAGATAAAGCACCAGTTGAACCAGCATCACCATTGGTTTTAATCCATGTTGATAGAGAACCGATTTCTCTAGCAGCAGTTGCAGAACCTACAACAGAAATGTTTTCTTCGACTAATGCGAATTCCATATCTTTTTTAAGTTCTTTAGATTTTTTAGCCATTTGGTAAGCCATTTCATCAGCTCTACCTGCAGCATCAACAGATGATTGAGTACCAGAAACTGCAATTACTTTGTCTTGAATTTGCGTATAGTTCTTAACTCTTACAGTTGCTGACATAGCATCTATTGTTGCGTCATCACCTTCAATCACAGCGTTAGCAGCAGGATCAGCAAGTGCGTCTGTTTGCCATTCGTGTGATGTAGATGTTGCTACCGCTCTAGGGATAGCAGAAAGGATTGGAGTATCTTCAGGAGATATATTATAAATTACATCTACTAAATCTTCTCTAATACCTTTTGTATCGTACGTATCGTACAAGTTTGTTGGTTGTGCCATAAGGCCTCCTATTAATTAAAGAAAGTCCTTAAAAATCTTTGCAGCATCTTTATAATGCCCAGACTTTTTCAGACGATTTAGTTTATCTTTTCTTGTCCTTGATAACTCATCTGCTTTAGTTTTAGCAACACCAGGTCTTACAACTCTAGGAGCTTGGGCAACTTTCTTAGTAACTTTAACATTTGATTTTTTAAGTCTATCATATGTCATAGCATCTTTAATCAACAAGACTTGTCTTGCATCATAAATACTATTGATCTCTTGATCCCCATATCCTAACTTAGTTAGGTAGGTTCTCATATCAGATTTCATTTTAGTTGCTTTAGCTGGATCATTAAATTCTGGAACCATTGTAGATAACTTTGTTTGTTGCTCTTGAACATACTTAGTAAATTCATGCATCTGGTTAGCTTTAGTTTCCTCTTGAATTTTTTGTAGATTCTCAGAACGCTTTCTCATCTTGTGTTCAAGACGAGCTGCTTCTGTAGGATCATCCTCATAAAGTTTTTCAAAGTCTATATTACTATACTCGTTTTGTAATTCCTGTTGAGCCATTGTAGTCAGCTCAGTTAGTTTAGACAATTTTTGATTTATCTCAGATTGAGATTGTTGCATCATGTCATTGACCTTTGATTTCTCTAAAGATAGTTCTGACGTTTTGCGTGTGTAATCAGCTTCTCTCTGATACCCTCGAAGTAGTTCATCAAGGGTGACATCCATCTCACTACCATCAACTTTGACAGTATAAGCTGGTTGCTCCTGTGAACTTTCATTAATATCTTGTTCAGCTTCATCTGTAACTTCTTCAGTTACTTCTTCTGATAGCATTGCTTCTTCAGAAGGTTCTTCAATAACTTCCTCTACTGGAACTTCTGCTGGCTGAGCTTCTGCTTCAGGTGCAGCTTCTTCAATAGGTTGTGGTTCTTGATCGCTATTTTTTTGCATAAGACCTTTAATAGCTTCAGCAGCTTTATTAACTGCCATAGCTTTTGGTCCTAAGTGTGCATCTTTTAATGCCATGGTTACACTCCTCTGTGGTTGGTGTTATATAAGCACTCCATAATGGGTGGTGCTATTTTTTCTTGCGAAGTTCTTCTAATTGTTTACTTGCAAGTTGACCTGTTTCCATAACAGTACGGAAATGGTCTCCAAACTTTCCTAAAATCTGATAGGCTAGGTAGATCTTTGTCCTTGCCAATTCATCATTTGGTCCTGTTTGAAATATCGCTTCAGTATAAGATTTTCTAAGAGTCTCTAATGCTTCTTGGAAAAGCTCATCTTCTAATATTGCTTTGGCTCTTGTGCCTCTATTTGCTTCTATCTGGAGATCCGACATCTATTGCTATTGTTGTTTCACTTACTTGTGGTTCTTCAGGTTGTAACAGTTGTTTGCTAGCTGCGTCAAGCATTTGTTTATTAGTATCAGAAATACCTTTCATATCCAATGCTTCTCGTCTTATTGCTTTCTCATCTATATCTGCTTTATATTTAAGTTCAAGCTCTTTAGCTTTTGTTTCAAACTCTAATATCATTTTTTGATATTTAAGTTCCATCTCTCTCATTCTATTTTCATAGTTCATTTGAGCTTCAGCAGCTTTTTGTTGTGTCTGTATTTGGG